ATATGATCATTCGTCAGATAATGATGAAGAGGATGAGGAAACCGAGCAAGATGAGGAACATGTAGAGGAACATGATGAGGATCAGGATGAGGATCAGGATGAGGATCAGGATGAGGAAACCGAGCAGGATGAGGAACATGAAGAAGAACAGAAAGAGGAACATGAAGAGGAACAGGAAGATGAGGATGATGATGATGAGCTCCTTCACTATTGTGGAGAAGAAACATGCGCTCGTAGGATTACCGGTGATATGATCGCAGGTCTATGTGCCGGTTGTAATCTTGTTTATTACTGTAATTCTGATTGTCAGAAGCTAGATTGGAATTCCGGCCACAAGCTCGTTTGTAATTCCCAGCCATCTGAAGTAAATGAGACTGAGGTTCCTGAGCTTCCTGAGCTTCCTGAGCTTCCTGAGGAGGTTCCAGAGCAAGTACCTACCGAACTTCCGTCTCTTACACCAATTGTTGTATAAATAATAATAATATTAAATAGATGGAAAGATACCACATATTCTTTTTAATTTTAAAAACAATAGTGGGTATTCACTTGGCTCTTATACTACTAAATCTTGTTCCCTCAGATGATATTATTTATTTAGTTAACGAATCTTTTTTCAAATTCTGTATTGGCTGTTTTCTAGGATTTTATTTTCTTTTTTCAACCAAAACTGGCCTCGGTTTTGAAGATCGCCTACTTATTTCAGTAGCTGGCTTTGTAATTTTATATGATATTAAATACGTTGAGTTATTTAATAAAATCAAGGCGTTAGTAAACAGGTAACACTGTCGCGGAGGGATCTGTTACTCCAGGTGACCATTTAGGCATCCAAAAATGAGAAAGGATACTATGCGAGGATGCTTTTCCATAATTCGCTTCAAAATGAAACCGATAGAAAAATTGCTCCGCTGTGACGGGTGTAAGGTTGGGATAAATCTGCTTTGCTTTTTCCTCCCATCCTTCTGTCATTAATCCATCAGCATATTCTTGTATAATCTGAAACCAGGATTTTTCTTGTGAACTTACACCATCACTAAATGCTTCCTTGCGTCTCCATAGAACCTCATGTGGCAGTGTAACCCCATCATCAAATGCGCGACGCAAGATCCACTTCTCAGCCTTTACGCCCTTAATAGGTCGCAGCCATTCAGTCGCAATGGATCGAGCAACAGCTACAAACTGTTTATCTAAGAATGGTGTCCGAGGTTCAAGACCATTTGCGCTAATACAGCGATCTGAGCGTAATACATCATATACATGAATTTCATTAAGAAGACGACTTACTTCTTCTTCGTACGCAGAATCATGCGGCGCATTGTTAAAGTAGAGATAGGATCCAAAGACTTCATCACTACCATCACCATTAAAGACAACCTTACAATTAGACTGCCGAGCGACTTCACGTGCTACGAGCCAATTTCCCACAGATGCGCGGACTGTTGTAGTATCGTATGTCTCAATTACACTAATAACATTGGGAATTGCGTTAAGAAATTGCGCAGGTGTCATGACAATTTCATGATGATCAGAGCCAATCCAGTCAGCAACTTTCTTCGCATACAATAGATCTTGTGAGCCACGCATACCAATACTAAAAGTTTTCAGAACAGGTCCGCCATTTGCTTTCAACTCTTTCGCAACCAGCGCAGCAATTAAACTACTGTCGAGACCTCCACTCAAAAGCGCAGCAATAGGTCGCTCTGCGAGCATGCGCTTCTTTACTGCGACTTCAAGGGCCATTCTAAGAGCAGTACAGGCTGATTCAAGTCCTGTTGATACAGACGGTGAATAAAGAGGATTTTTCAGGCTTTGAATAAAATGATGACGGCTTGTTTTTATAAGCATGAGTGTCTTCATATCATAGATTTGACATGTTCCAGGGACGAACTGTGCGGAACACTGTACAATTGGCCATAGAGCCTTCATTTCACTCGCAAAACAGATTGAAATAGGAATAATTTGATTTCCTAGAAGACTAAATCGTGTTCCAAGAAACAGTGGGCGTATACCATAAGGATCGCGCGCAATAGTCATCGTATTAAGAAATGTATCAACGATAACAATCGCATATACACCATCTAGCATGCGAAAAAACGCAGCAGGATCGGCGCCTTCGTCGATAACAATCTTCTGATAGAGATGGCCTAGAATTTCACAGTCACTTCCTGAAGTTCCAGTGATCCCATATGTAGTACTGAGCTGCTTCCAGTTATATATTTCTCCATTACATATCCACCAGAGACGGCCATTTGTCATTGGCTGCATTCCTCCAGGGTTCAGACCATTAATCGCAAGACGTGTAAATCCTAGAATACAGTTGCTCAGATCTTTTCGCATGGTTTGTTCAGGACCGCGAGCTTTTAATTGTTTAATACAATGATCTGGGTTATCAATACTTTCATTACAAAATCCGATACATGCCCAAATGCCACACATCTTTAGTTGAAAGGTTTCGAGAGTTTAAGCGCTATTAACGTCGCGACTTTATTTTAACGAAACTTTAGTTTCGTTAAAATAATGTCCTGCGACTAATTTGGTGATGGATCTTAAATTTAACGAAGCTCTTTGAGCTTCGTTAAATTTAAGTCTCACCGGTATCAGTATATAAGGTAACGTCGTGACTTTATATAAATGTCCAACCCTAAGGGATGGCTGGCTACAGCCAGCACTTACGACTAATTTGGTGATGGATCTTAAAATTGACGAAGCTCTTTGAGCTTCATTAATTTTAAGTCTCACCGGTAGATGGAGAAAACTAAATTTGATCGTGTCAAAGAAACGGTTCATCTTCTGAAAAGTCTTCAGTCAAATGGAATATCAGATTCAAATGATGGTTACTTGAAGACGAAAGAATATATGGATGAATGGATTAAGACGGGTCTAGCAGCTGAGCATGTAATTGAATTTCACACATATCGTCGGAAGGGGTTCTTGACATTGCCAAATACTGCGGATAAGGCTGCAGAAATGGTTTTAAAAGTAATTAAACCCTAATATTGTATAGATCCGCATTTACTTGAATTTTTTGAATAGTAAAAATACCATTCTCTTCACGTACACGATGTATTACAAGTGGATCGGCTACTTTATGCGGAGGTTTCCATGATAAGATGTCCATTAGGGAATGAAATACAGAGAGCACAGTATCCGCTTGGACTAATATATAATACTCGTTCATCTGTAATGTCGTGAGTTTATTTTAACGAAACCACCCAAGCGCTTGCTTAAATTAAAGTCACGACGTTAAGAAGAATGGCCGCAGAAGGTGCTTTATATGAACTTCTTGCGCGTGGTAACAAAGATACCTATTTTTTTAAAAATGATATGACCGCAATTTCACCATTTGATAATAATTATAATCCTGTCCCAGCACAAATACATGAGCGTAGATTAATACCCCCACTGAATGGTGCTGAATTTGGTCGTACCTGTGAATTCGACTTTGAAGTCGCAGGTGAAGTCTTCACAGATCCAACACTTCTTATCCAATTGCCAAGCTGGCTTCCAGTAATCCAAGCAGCGCAAAATCCTACGTCCATTGTACGGGATATATCAGGTGTTACTTATGGATATACCAATGGGATAGGCTATTTTCTTTTTAAGAATATACAAATCTATCAGGATCAACTTCTTCTCCAGGAATTCAGTGGGGATGCGCTGTTCGCAGCAAGCCGATCCCGTGGTTCATTGAACAGCGCATTCTTAGAAAACAAGATAACAGGTACACACAGTGGGACGGATATTGAAATTGCGAGAGCTGCTACACCCGGTCTACTTCGTCTTCGTCTTCCACTTGTCGGATGTCAGCATCCTGATGATGGAGGATTTCCGAGTATAACATCTCGCAAGCAAACCTATAAATTAAGAGTAACTCTGCGCAAACTAGAAGATCTTATTGAAGCAAGTGATGGTCGAGCAAAACCATCCCCATGGGAGCGAAGTGATTTTACAATTCAAACGTCAGCAACCGCAACCCCTACGCAATTTAAGACAGGCTTGAAAGCACCCCCTTCACTTCAATTGGAAACCCGTCATATCTATGTTGGACCTGAAACACGCGATCGTCTTGTACGCTCCACTCTTGAAATTCCTTTTTCTCGTCTCTATGAAAATACGTTTTCATTTGGCACATTTGATTATGCTCCTCTAGCCAATGCTTCTATAGCATTAGCGAGCCGTCGCGTAGATGCGACACATCCAGCGGGGCGAATGGTCTTTTGGTTTAATACTGATGAGAATATACGCGCAAATAAGTATGTCGCAATAAATGGACCTGAATATTATAATAATATATCATTTTTCATTGCTGGTCGTGATCGTGAAACATTTTTTTCTCCACTTGTCTGGAATACTCTTCAGCACTTAGCGAAGGAGGAACGCGATCCTGGACCTGGATTTGGCGTAATGAGTTGGGAGCTTGGTGATCTGCGTGGAAGGATCGCACCGTATCAGCATCAGCCTGAAGGGACTGTAAACTTTACAACTGCGGATCGCCCAACTATATATGTTGATTTGGCTGGTCAAAAGACCACGGAAATGCGCGTCGTTGTTGATACATATGCGGTGGCGGTATTCGGATCTGGGCGTGGTGGTCTAAAA